TGTTGTGGATACCACTGGATTTGGTGTCGGCGCTCGTACTCGCGTTGCTGGCTTATCTGACAACTCAGTTACTCTTGAATTCAATCAGGATTTTGCAGCAGGTGGCCCTGAAGTATCAATCAACGCAGTTGGTTCATCACTTGTTGGCACTACACCAACAATTGTTGTAAAGCCATCATCAGGTGCAGTTAGTGTGAACAACCCTAGTTTTAGTTTTTCTGCGGTTGTTGCCGAATGGCAACCTTTGAGTTCTGCCGTAGGTGAGTTAGCCACGATTTCTACTACTTGGCCGATTTCAGGCGTTATCACAAAGGCGGTTGCATAATATGGCAAGAATCGTATTAACAGATGCAAATGTTTTGTTCGCAAGCAACGACATCTCTCAATACATCACTTCAGTAAGTCTAAGCACAAGTTATGATGTAATTGATACAACAGGCATTTCAACTACTGGTGCAGCTCGTACCCGTGTTGCAGGCCTTGCTGATAACTCAATCACAATTGAGTTTAATCAAGATTTTGCAGACAATGCACTTGAAGAACTTATTAACGGAACAACAACTACAAACGGCAGTGTTGGTTTGGTAGTTGCAATGCAGGTTAAGCCAACATCAGGTGCAACAAGCGCAAGCAATCCGAAATTTAATTTCAACGCGCTTGTGGCCGAATGGCAAGCCTTGTCAGCAAGCGTGGGCGAGTTGGCCACGGTTTCGGTGACCTGGCCGATCTCAGGTCCAATTACAAAAGCAATTTCATAATCTACTAAGGGGGAAAAGATGGATGGATTAGCAGTAAAAGTAAAAACAACTGATGGTGTTGAAAAAGTATATAAATTAACGCCACGCATTATTGTTGCTTTTGAACAAAACTTTGGGGCAGGTATGCCAAAGTTGCTGGGAGAGCAACAGAAAATTGAACACATCTATTGGCTTGCTTGGAAATGCCAGCAAGTAGATGCTCAAAATAATGGCGGCACACCAGTTAAATTGTTTGGCCCTGAATACTTAGACAGTATTTTGAGCGCAGAATTGGATGCTGATAGTTCTTTCGAATCCACCGCAACAGCCTAACTTATACAATAGCGGCAGTTGCGGTTGAAACAGGAATTAGTCCAATTGATCTACTAGATGCCCCTGAAGGTATCTTTGAAGCAATGACAATTTACTTAAAGGAACGAGCTAAGGCCAATGGCTGATGATGTAATTGTTTTAACTGGAATTAAAGAAACTATTGCAGACTTAAAAGAATTTGATAAGGATGCAGTCAAACGCTTTAACAAAGTTATCAATACTGAACTTGCTGGCGCTCAACGCGATGCTCGTAACATTATCCAAGATCAACCACCGATGAGTGGCTGGCGTAAGGCAGATGCTGCCAAAGGCCGCACTCGCGGTGGTCAGGGATGGCCAGGCTGGAACGCTGGCGAAATTAAAAGCAAGATCACAAAGACAAAGGCAGAAGGTAAAGTTCGCAAAGGCGATTACACAACAAGCGCTGGTGCTTTGCTTAATAAATCTGCAGCGGGTTCAATCTTTGAAGTTGCTGGCCGTATTGCATCAGGCACAAGCCGTATGACTTCTCAATCATCTAGTGGGCAGTTCTTACGAACATTGGGCAACAGATTTGGTAAGGCTTCGCGTGTAGTATGGCGTGTAGTTGATAAAGATAGAGCAAGAATTGAAGCAAATGTAAATCGTGCTTTAGAACAAGCAAAGGCAGATTTACAAAGACATTTGAACAGAGAGCGAGCATAACAAATGGCAACAGGCGCAATTGTAGCCCGCATCCTCACCCAGTATTCCAATAAAGGTTCAAAGGCTGCTCAAAAAGATATTGCAACACTTAGCAAAAGTTTTGATAGTTTTGCTAAAAATGCCAAGCGTGCATTTGGAATAGCAGCAGCAGCATCTGCAGCTTTTGCAATTAAAATTGGAACTGACTCAGTTCAAGCCGCAATTGAAGATCAAAAATCTCAAGCGTTACTTGCTAATTCTTTGCGTAATACTGTTGGTGCAACTGATGCAGCAATTGCAGGTACTGAAACTTACATTACTGCAATGCAAAAACAATTTAATGTTGTTGATGATGAGTTGAGACCTGCGATGGCGGCTTTAACGGCCGCAACAGGCTCAGTTACTGCAGCACAATCCTTAATGCAAACTGCACTTGATGTTAGTGCAAATGCAACTCTTGATCTAGGAACGGCAGTTAATGCAATTATTGCTGGAACGCGTGGGCAATTTAGGGCGCTTGGCAAACTTGTTCCTGGTTTAGATTCTGCAACTATTGCAACAAAAGATTACGGCAAAATTCTTGATAAAGTCAGCAAATTAACCGCTGGCTCTGCTGCTGCCCGCGCAAATACTTTGGAATATAGGCTGATTGGCTTGAAAATTGCCTATGGTGAAATTCTTGAAACACTTGGTTATGCGCTTTTGCCAGTTATGGAACGCTTTGTAACTATTGTTACAACAAAGATTTTGCCTCAACTTGAAGCGTGGATTTCAGCCAATAAAGATAAATTAGCCAAGTCATTTGAGACTGCTACAGATTTCTTTATTAAAATGCTTGCAGTTGCCATTTCATTTACCGACTGGGCATCAAATAATATGACCACGCTAAAGACACTTGCAATTGTTCTTACAAGTATGTGGGCAGTTTCTAAAGTTGTTGCTTTTGCAACTGCAGTCAACGCAGTTACAAAAGCATTTGTGGGCTTGAACCTTGTGGGTACTACTGGCCTTGTTGGTGCTATGACAAAGGGAGCAGCAAAGGGTGGCATTTTTGCAACGGCTGGCGTTGCTCTTGCTGGCGGTAGTGTTGCTAATCAATTTGGCGGGTATCTTGCCAGCCTAATCCCTGGAACTAAAGCCTACAAAGAAAAAAATGCACCTGTTGCTGGCAAAAAAGGTATCAGCCCAAGAGGAAATTCAAATAATATAGATTTTGGTGCAACAATCGGCGGTGGCACAACTGATGCTTTGAAAGCGTTTTTGGATGCTCTTAATAAAAACACAAACGCAGTTAAAAAGAATACAAAAACAGTATTTGATATTGCAACTGAAAATGCTCAAAAGGAATTGGCAGCACGCCAAAAGGCGCTTTCAGGTTCAGCTTCAATTGCAATCGGCGGCGGCGGTAAGATTTATGGACCGCGCAACGATGCAGGCAAGATTGTTGTAAATGTCAGCGCTGGCAATGTAGTTGGCTCAACCGATGCACTGATTGAGACAGTTCAAAATGGATTGGAAACTGCAAGCCGCCGTAATGGTCGTGGCGGTGCAGTTGGCCGATTCGGAACCTATGTGACCGTATAATGCCAGCATTTGACGGAGTAACCTCACCAAGTATTGCGGTGCAGTTTCTTAAAAGTGGAACCTGGACAACCGTAACAATTACAGATGTTGTTCGCATTGAATTTCGCCGTGGCCGTGAGCGTGTTGATCTGCGCGATCAGGCAGGTTTTGCCAATATTACTTTTAATAACACCAGTGGTTATTACGACCCTGACAATACAAACGCTGGCAGTCCGTGGGTTGTGTCAGGCAATAGCATTTTGCGCGATGGGTTGCAAATGCGCATTGTTGCTACTTGGAACTCAACGGCTTACCCATTGTTTTACGGATTCCTTGAGAACAACTACACCAATCAGGGATTTTTGCCTGAAGTAACAATGACTTTTTACGATGGCATTGGCTATATCGCCGATGGCTTCGCACCAGCTTTATCCGCCGCCGCTTATTCAGAGACTGCAGCAAGTCGAGCAGGCAGAATGTTGGATTATGCAGGCTGGACTACTGGCAATGGATTCTCACGCTCATTGTCAGGCTCAGTAACAATGTTGGCAACAGTGCAAAATCGTGGATGTATGCAGGCAATTACAGAGTGTGTTGATGCCATTGCTGGCCGTTTCTACATTTCAAAATCAAATGTTGCAACACTTGTGCCATTGGCAAACAAATTTAGCCGCCCAACTCAATTGCTATTTAGCGATTCAGGCGCAGTAAATACTGTTCAGTACCAAGATTTAATCACAAATCCAGGCACACAGTATGTTGTCAATCAAGCAATTATTATGCGTGGCGATAACAACCAAGTTACATCAACATATAACCCAAGTGTTGCGGCTTATGGTGTTGTGAAGAAGGAAATCTTTGCACCTGTAAATACTGACAGTAACGCAACAAACTTAGCTTTGTACGAATCTCGCAAATTGGCAACACCTGATACTTATATTGAACGCATTGAGTTTAATGGATTATCAGTTGCCAATCTTGGATTGCTATACCCTGATTTCCTATCAACAGAATTAGCCGATCAAGTCAGCGTTCAGCGCACAACTTGGGATGGTCGTTCAATTCAATGGAACTTGGTAGTTGAAGGTATGAAGCACATTATTACTCAAAACAATTGGATTGTTTCATTCAACACATCCGATATAAACCCTTATAGCATTACCATCTAGGGGGAACAATGCCTTTATGCCCGCAAATTACTAATACGCCTATCACGGTTACACAAACTGCAGACTTTACAGTTTCCAGCGTACTGCCAGTGGTGGCTGCAACTACAGAGCAACTTGATAATGTTGTTGTTTTAGTTGATGGCAAGACAAAAGCCTATTACCAAGCAACCGCCCCAACTTCAGGTATGACCGAAGGCGATATTTGGTTTGATACTGATGATGGCTACAAACTTTACTATTACACAGGCAGCGCTTGGACTTCAGTTCAGGATACTTCAATTGCCGCCGCCCAGTCAGCAGCAAATGCAGCGCAGACAACGGCAGATGGCAAAAACAAAGTTTATCGTCAGGGAACTACACCAACAGGCACATTTTCAGTTGGCGATCTTTGGTTTAATACATCAAATGACAATTCCATTTCACGCTGGGATGGTTCATCTTGGGTTGCAAATACTCTTGGCAATAATGCCCTTGCTAGCATTTCAGCCAACAAGATTACCGCTGGCACAATTGATGCTTCAGTAATTACTGTTTCAAACATTAACGCTGGCAATATCTCAACAGGCACTTTGGCTGCAGCTCGAATCGCTGCTGGTTCTTTAGATGCCAGCAAG